CACTAAAATACGCTGATAATGCATGGTCATATCTATTATTAAACCGTTTCAGTTGGTCACTAAAGTACTGGGCAGCATGATCAATGTTTAAATATGGATTTTCCCTCCAATCTACGCCTTCAGGGTATGGGAGGTTAGCAAATCGGGTCCTGCCCGGATACTTGGAGTTGGGACCGCCTCTATACCATTCCTTCGTCTTTGGGTCTTGTACGTGGTACTTCTTTAATATTTGGCCAAGTCCAGTAGCTCCGCTTTGTGGGTTTTCACTTTTTGGGTCCCAATCCGATTCTTGCGCTATTAAGTACAAAAACACTTTTGGGTCAATGTTATAAGCCTCGGCAGTTTTGGTTGCAAACCATGGTAAATGTGCTCTACTAAGGTTTTTATAAACCCGGTCTAATGATTTTGTTAAGTCCCTTGTTGCCATGTTATGGTCCTATCGGGACATTAGGCCCATTAGCTGGACCTACCAGGGGTGCGCCGGCGCCGGGAATACCAGGGCTAGCAACAGGTCTGCCGCCCATTGCGCCTAATAAAGCCGGGTTTAAGGGCTGGCCGTCAGGCCCCATCATGGGCATTTGCTGGGGTTCATCTGCAGGGCCACCAAATCCAAGCCTGGCTATGGCAGCCTCAGCTATTTGCTGATCCATTGCCCGGGTTATGCGCTCTGCTGTAATTTCATCTTCCATAACTTCGGGCTGCTTGATCCCCGCAAACTCACGGGCAAAGCGACTGCTCCAGAATCCTCGCTCTGCTTGATTAGCTGCATACGTACCTCTAGCAATATCCATAACTGGGTTAAATGGCTCGATACGAACCTCAACAGCATGGTATCCATTGATTTGCTCGGGCGTTAAACTAATCCATTGTGACCCTTCATCGATCACGGTTCCAGCAGGAGCTACTTTTTGACGCTTTTCCAAGACATGCAGCTTTATACTGTATTCTTCCATCATTTTTAATAGCCAATTTAAAAAGTCGGATAGCTCACGTTCTGCGTGGGCTATAACTTGATGATAGCCAGCCCTGGCTTGCTCAGTTCGCATAGCCCTTAAGAAGCCCGACTCCCCGCTAAACGCTTCACCACCAGTGGCCTCAGCACCCATTTGTGTAGCACTTGAATATTGCAGCAGTAGCCCAATCATACTTTCTACGTCACCTGTAAATTCAGGAATATTGACGGGCTCAATGCCACGCGGGTCATCAGGGTCAACAGGGTTGATTTTTCCAATTTCCAGGCTTACAGGACGTGGTACACCACCTTCTCCGTCCTCATCAGCAACAACACTACGGCTTTGATAAGTTGGAAACCCTGTTAAATAAGCTCTGTTGAGCTTGATTGTGGAAAGTAAGTTGATAGCGGAATTAATATCTTTTATGCCAAACAGGGCTGAAACCGCCCTATAAGCCTCCTCAGTCGACCCGGTTTCCTCGCCCGGTGCAAACCAGAAAGGAATTCTGCCCAGGCCATGCTCCATAACCCCTACAAACTGCCAGCCTGGTCGTGACCCACCCGCTGCACCTCCACGCCCACCAGTATTAATTATTAAGGCCATCCATTTTTCATCCCAGTATTCCACAACCTCAACCTCATCAGTAGGGTCTATGTCATCCCCCATAATGGGAATACCGCCAAAGGGTCCAGCCATACGCTGTACGCGGCTAAATGGCCTACGCGAATTTTCTATCACCGCATCCACACCGAATTCACCCCATACGGGATACACGGTTCTAATATCTACTGTACGAAAAGTAAACGGAATTGGCGCACTAGATATAAAATTGTCCAGGCGTCGATTGTATTCCGTTAGTTCGTCAGCTGTGTAATCAATGGGATTATCACTGCCCTTATCGAACATCTCCCTTAATTCAGGCATACCTTGCCAGGCATTAGGCTTATAAATAGCCTTAAGTACACCCCAGCCGGTAGCCACCATATCGTGGATCATATCGCGATATATGTCGCGTTTTTGCTGCGTTTCTATCTGTTTCCATAGGGCTGGCAGGAATCTTTCTACAGCTTCCCCGTTTAATTTATCTGCTGGCGTCGCACCTGGTGGAGGTGGAACATGAACGTTAAAAGGTAGTGTGGTTAAAGCCCCTACTTCTTTACGGACCCAGGACATTGGTAAGCCTGTTTTAATCTTTAGTGTTGTGTGCTCATAGGCTTCAGGAATATCAAATTCTTCTCTATTAGTGAGGATGTCCCAATATTGATCCACAAGGTCATTGCGATCTTGAAAACGTAGTTCCAGGTCCTGAAGTAATTCAGTTACATATTGTAAGTCTGGTTTCCATTCAGCCATCTTGGGGGCCACCTATTTTTTCTGATCTAGCTTTATCACGTAATGCATCTAATTCAAATAAGTCAAAATCCACGGGAAAGCTATTGTGCTCTTCTTTGTCTGGTAAAGAGCGCCCGGCGACCTCTACCAAAACGCAATACTGAGCTGGCACTATGTACTTGTTTCCTTCTCCGTCATAAAGATATGCGTACATCAAACGACCATTTTAAATCCAACACCGCGTGTTGGACGGCGGTGGACATGCCCGTATCTGTCGATAAGGTAATATCCAAGGGCTTTAATTCCGTGGTTATAAGCATCGATAGGCGTTCTACGGGCTGTGTCTGGCCCCTCTGCGTATCGATACTCTGTAAACTCCTCAATTAGCTGACTACAACGTTTGTCGATAAATAGCCTCGCCCAATCTTCTTTTTGTGTCCACCTATGTTTTTTGTCGCTATCTAACGCGTTTTTCAAAGATGCATCTTCCAGGAATGAAGCCAGTCGATCTATACCTGCTTCTATCTTTACGTGACGGCTTCTCAGCATGTATCCATGAGCTCTCCATACTTCCTTAACGGAGCGGTTGCCGTGATGCTGTTTACCAGCTACATCAATCACTCCCGCGTAACCTTTACGCACATTGCGCCACCACCGTCGTTTTTTACATTCCTCCAATAAGTCCTCTGTGGTTTTGCGATGCCCCCATACCTCGTCTATTACATATATGCAGGGCACTCCATGTTGGGTATGGCCGCGTTGCACCGCTAAGATTGCATAATTCGCATAGCCGGGGTCTACTGCTAATTCCACGGGCCATGTATCACGTTGATTAAGATCGTCTTTTGCTGTTTTAGCTTGATACGGGTAATTACCTACGTGCACATCCATATCAAACCGTGGAAACACCAGCGTTGAGGGTGGGACTGGAACACCGGCATGTCGCTCTATAAAGCGGTCTTCGTCCATGTTTTGGCGTAACTCAAGTATTTTTTCGTCTTGCTCTCCGCCGGGGTAAAGCACTGTATTTGACCACGTAGGAACGCTGAAGGACTTACCTGGTGCTGTATCTATTTTCCATTGGTTATATAACTTGGCATACCATGGGCCCTCGGTTTTTTCAAAAGTCCCCGTAAGCAGCAACCAGGCGTCTTGTCGGCGACGTACAGACCTGGCTTCGAGTCGTTTATATGCTTCAAATGAGCATAATGCGGCTTCACACAACAGTGCGCCATCGAGTGTCCACGCACGAATCTTAGTAAAGTCTTCTACTGTACGGGTAGATATTTCAGCGTTTTCAAAAGGTGGGCCAGGACGTAGGGTCCATGCCTCTTTAATAGGCATCCGCACCTGGTCTTTACGTGTAATCGCTCCCATGGCTTTGAGGAGTGATAGGGTGTAGAGAAACTCTACGTGTGTAGCCTCGTATTGTTGTCCGGCAAACCAGTAGCGTCCACCGGGCTTTATACGCCCAAGCATTTCCTGGGCGCCCATACGGCTCTTACCTGCCGCTTCGCCTCCAGCTACCAGGACTTGATCCCTATTACTTAGATGAACGCCCCATTGTTCCGGGCTAGGACTGTAAGGTGGTAGGTCCGGGTCAGGATTCCTCTCCAGGTGGTGGTTCGCCATCTCCCAGATCGCTAATTTCCGCATCAATGACGGTGTAAGGTGTTTCGGTTCCAAGTTTATCGGAAAGTTCGCCAGCAATGCGGTTTGCGGCGTCTCCAATTGCTTTACGGAAGTTGTCACCGATTTCGTGTGTATGTTTGTGTTGCTCAATGGGTTTACCTAGCTCTTGCTCTGCTACCTTCCATGCAAGGTCTATAGCTGCTCTATTTGGCGCATCGGCTTGTGCGCCATTTTTCAATACTGTAGTAAGAGTAGCTTGTGCGTCCACCCGTAATTCGTGCATGTACTCGCTCCAGGAGGGAGTATCGTCTTCGCTAATAGCCTTAACGTAGTCCGTAACCTCCGGGATTTGCAAAATATCGCGGAACTTAGCGGCAATAGCTGGGGGTTCCTTTTTGTGCCTTAGTAAATCTTCGTCAGCCCAATTAAAGACTTCATAAGCTATTTTTGATTCCCTAACGCCGCGCGCCTTAGCAGCGCAAATGCGGTCGAATCTCTCTTTGCCCCAGCGTTTTTTCTCCCTGGCGGGCAAGGCGGCAAAAGCTTTTTTAAAGAGCTCGGAGCTTTCTATCCCACTAAGAAGCTCTACGTCACTCTTTGCCAGAGAATCCATCTATCTCAATTCCAGCATTATCCAGGCATACGCCTATAATACTATGTGCCAGGCTGACTACTGACCCCTCATCCTTCTCGTCTGTTTTTTCATGTACCTGCTCCATAAAAGCTTCAGCGTCCTCCCGTAGCTTTCTGCGGGTTTCCATGAGCATTACGTATTCTTCTGGTCTCGCCCTTTGGTTTTGGAACGCAGAAGACTCCCACGCGTCCTCTGCATCAAGCGCAGCGCGAAGGTAGATAAGTAAGCATAGTTGTATTTCGCCAGGGTAATTATCCAGAACACGGTGGACATCACGGTGTTCTTCTCGAATGTTTATATTGTACAGGGGCAATAGACACCTCGTGCCTGTCTATAACCTTTACTTACGTCGACGTTTTGGTTTTTTCTTTTTCTTGGGTGGCCGTCCGACCCTGGAGCCGTATGTACCCTTACCTTTTGGCATAGATCACTCCTTGCAAGCGCAGTCCTCTGGACAATCGCAATCATCCGGACAGCGGCAACTATCGTTTTCGCATATACAGCTCATACAACAAATACATTCTTTCATTGATATGACATCAAGAGTATACGCCATAACTACTGACACGCTTCACATTCTTCATCATCGAACGGGTCGCACGCAACAGCATTTTGCGGTAACAGCCCATTACTCTGTAAAAACATCTCTTCTTTTAACTTCAGGTTTTCTTTTTGTAAAAACCCCATCTGCTTTTCCAGTAGATCCATTCGCTGGTATAACTTAAGAACTTCCTCGGATTGGCTATGTCTTTTATCCCAACTCTCTTGTTCTAGCTCGATGAAGGTCTTGGTTTCGGTAAATGCAGTGTCGATATCGAGGCTAGTTTGAGACATTTCGGGGAAATCCTTTTATAACATAAAATATAGATGGTAGTGAGGCCCCCCACTGGAGATCTGAGAGGCCCCACTACCCAAACAGAGGAAGGGTGACCAGCAACACCGGCCACACTCTAAAGCTACTGCCAATGTACTAGATAGTCAACGTGACTATGCGGACACCAAAACACCACCCCAGGCGCAACCACTAGCTGAACTACTTACCTACTGCTTACTGAAATACATTTAGTTATACGTGTGTACAGTATTGTTTTTGTTTGCTTTTTCGACTACTTAGTTAGCTATATGTGGATGAGTTCGGTCTGGTCAAACCCTCTCAATTGTCAAACAAGTGTGGAAATTAGGTGAAGAAAATAGAGTAGGAGAGAGAGATATTGAACCTTACAAAGACCCGTCACATATCCAGACCTAGTGAGGGTGTCGGGCATATTCTTATAGGATAAAAACAGTGTCCAATAATAGAGAATGTTTATAAATAATTAGATTATTTACATGCTTTACTTAGTACAGCATCTAGGCGACTACAGCCAAATTCTATGTATGCATATCACGGCCCGCAACTCGAGTTTAATTGCAAAAATTAGGCGACATCATTAGGCTGTACGCGTGTAACCGTTACACACATATAGATAGGAGACAAGTATGACCAGCTACGCTCAAATGCTTACCCATGCGCATTATACTGATTGGATCCATGATCAATTCGATAAGGCCGTCAGTCGTGCAGAGGCCAACTGGATGGTTGATGCATGGACTGATACTGCGGTAAATGCAAGAGGAGAAATAGACGACTGCCTAACCTTCAAAGTTGACCATCGTATAGCGTTTGAGTTTGACAAACTCAACGGCCTGTACATAATTCCCCCAGACACAGTGTCCAATAATAGAGCATGTCCCGCAAACTGCATGAGCGAAGAATATTCTTCAGAGTTTGCCGTAATGTTTCGAGATTTTGAGCGCGAATACTGTCCTAGGGGCATTGTCCGCGTAGATTCTCCAGTTGAAATTACCTTATTAGATAAAGCGCTATGTAGTTGTGTTAGCCTAGAAAAAACGAACGGCAACAACAGGCATTAGCTAATCACGTAAAAAGAGCCCCCAGCAGCCTGCTGGGGGCTCTTTTCATATCTCTTAAGGTTTTACCCTTAATGGAGTCTCCTGTTCTCTGCTGTAAGACCTTTAATAGCTGTACTATTAATATTTAGCAGTCTTGCTAGTTCTCTAAACCGCTTGCTTTGGCTTTTTGTTCGTTGCTCTTTCGATACTGCTAGATCAATAAACACGTCTAGGCTACTATCTGGCCATTTCAAAATCGCTTCAAGTACAGGACTTGTTTTATGTGCCATTGTTACTCCTTATCTAATACGGCCAGTGGCTGACGCACCGACAAACTCCGGCAAAAAGTAACGATACTTTGTCTCTGGCGCATCGACTACAAAGCCGGATTTGTCAACTGCAGCCGGGCCTAATGCTATCAATCCCTGAACCGTCCCCGGTGCATCACGCCATCGCCAATCGTGCACAGTGGCATCAGCCACCGGATAAGATAACCACGTCGCCGGGATTCTGTCCCGGAACACTACAGCCACCGTGCCACCATTGCTCAATAAATCGCGTAATTGGCTATCCGGCGTATTTTCTGAACGGCTAAAGCATAGGTGATAGTTGGCCGGCCATGGTCTACCGGCTACCGTTCGGCCATTTAAGAATCCATGCATACGCCTTAAATTTTTGGTGTAATCCATTGCCTGCATGCTTTTGTGGTCCGTGTAAATATCCGGGCTCAAATCTTCTATTGGTATATCAGATGTACCATTGTGGCGTAGAACGGCAGTCACATTATCACGCTCGGCGAGCCGGACATGGCGCGCCACTTCTAACCGCAGTTTGCGCAAATACAACTGCCGAAAATTTAAAAATAGGATAGCTTTGCCCATCCTACTAGCACGGACACCGCGTTGTACTCCCCGGCCGGCAAGATTCAGGCAACCAGCTATACAGCCGGCAGTAGCATGTGGGCAATTGGTACGGTCGCGACCGTCTTGTAATGCATCGCTGGCAATGGTTGCCGGACTGAGATAGACGATAGCCGGACGCAACCCATGCGCTAGCTTTTTCTGCTTTGCGTTACTGCTACCTGCACTTAGCAATGGATTTTGTACGTTGAAGCTAGGCAAACCTGAATTGTTACACGCCTGATCAATTGTTGCCTGAGCTGCTATCCATTCAGCAGATTTATAATCAATCATTGTAGATAACCTCACCAAATAAGGCTAGCTGCAGGGCCCTGTTTGGCAATGCCGGAGGACTAAATCCGCTATACCCGAGCTCAATCAATTCATGTTCGAAGTCCACAGCCGTTATAGTGTGCATTGTCTCTATGATGTAACCGTTTTCATCAGTGGTATTATCACTAGTGACAACGTGGAACCCGTCAACATAACCGTAAAGCGGCAAAGTTACCGCGTCCTCTTGTGGCCCGTAACTCACAATCCATCCGGAGTCACGGCCCCTATCTAGTGCAACCCAAAGTTGCTCACGTAAAGTCCTCTTATTAATCCCAGTAGTTTATCTCCTATTTACTCTACTCACTCCTTTACAAGTGTACAGCCTATCCAAGTGGAATACAAGAGTTTTTCATTTTGGATAACTGTGACCGTCAGCAGTCCGCGCACCGGGTCATTGGTAACGACGCATTCAATGGAATCGCATAAATGTTAGGCTGGGATCGGTCGGGATAGGTCGGGATCAATTGGGGTAGGTCGGGATAGGTTGGGATCGGCTGGGATCGGTCGGGATAGGAATGCCCAGGTATCCCTTGACAAATGTCAAGACTACTGATGAGATACGGGAGACGCAAGGAGCAAAGAAAGGTAGAAAAATGAAAACCCTTGTTTCTTATATTCTGGAATACGTCTGCTTGGCCTTTTTCATTTTGGTCTTGATTTATATTGGGGAGATGTTCGTATGAAGCCTCAACTAG